AGCTACGACACTGACTGGCTACGTGTACGGTAACGGTACAAGCGCAATGTCAGCCTCCACCACAATCCCTAATACGGCGATCACTGGTTTAGGAACCATGTCCACGCAGAACGCTGGTACTGTAGCTATCACTGGTGGGACGATTAACGGGACATCGATTGGTGCAACAACCGTATCAACTGGCGCATTTACAACATTGAATGCCACGACTGGCATCTTCGGAGGAACCTTCTAATGGCGGCGACTAACTTCACACCTATATCGCTGTACTACAGCACAACAGCTTCTGCTGTTCCCTCTGCTGGCAATTTGGTCGCTGGTGAGTTGGCGCTCAACACAGTTGACGAGAAGCTGTACTTTAAGAACTCCGCTGGCACGGTAAAGCTGTTGGCATCTAATGCCGCAACTACGCCTACAACGCCAGCAGGGTCTAACACACAGATTCAGTTTAACAACAGCGGTGCGTTTGGCGCATCTGCCAGCTTGACATGGAGCGGAACGGTTCTCGCTACATTAGGGTTAACAGTCACCAACGATGCTACTGTTTATGGTCTGACTGTTGGTCGTGGTGCGGGTGCTGTGGCTACCAATACTGCGGTAGGTGCTAGTGCTTTGGCGGCTAATACTACTGGTGCATTAAGTGTGGCATTTGGAGGTGATGCGCTTAAAGTAAACACAACTGGCGACAGAAATAGTGCTGTTGGCTATCGTGCGCTTTACACCAATACAACAGGAAACTACAACAACGCTTTTGGTTTTGCTTCTCTTGTTTTAAACACTACTGGAACGTCAAATTCTGGTATTGGTTATCAGGCTTTGTATTCCAATACGACTGGCAGTTATAACATTGCATTGGGCGAGTCATCACTTTACTCCAACACCACATCATCTAACAATACTGCTGTGGGTTATCAGGCGGGGTATGCAAACACAACAGGGACTGGTCATGCCGCAGTTGGATATGGCGCTTTAAAGGGTGTAACTACTGGCAACAACAACACGGCGGTTGGTAAAGATTCCGCACAAGCATTAACAACAGGTTCTTCTGTAGTTGCGGTTGGTCGTGCGGCTTTATACACAAACACTACTGGTGATTCAAACACGGCTATTGGTGAAACAGCACTCTATTCCAACACCACAGCCTCTTACAACACCGCTGTAGGTTATCAGGCGGGGTATTCAAATACTACGGGCGCGGAACTTACTGCGGTGGGCTATGGGGCGTTGTACTCCAACACCACGGGTAACTACAACACGGCGATGGGTCGCACGGCGCTGTACACCAACTCCACAGGACAGCACAACGCCGCTTTTGGTTACGCGGTCATGGGAGCCAACACCACTGGCTCGTATAACGTGGCTTTCGGAACAAGCGCCCTTGGGGCCAACACCACAGCATCCTACAACACTGCTGTAGGTTATCAAGCGGGGTACGCAAACACAACGGGTTCTGGTAACGCATTTTTTGGTTATTTGGCAGGAACTGCTGTAACTACTGGTGGAAGCGAAACATTTATTGGTGTTGGTGCGGGGTCTCTAGTTACCACAGGCAACAACAACACCATCCTCGGTCGCTACAACGGCAACCAAGGTGGCCTCGACATCCGCACTGCAAACAACTACATCGTGCTGTCTGATGGAGATGGGAATCCACGGATGTACAACAACGGCACGGATTGGTACGATGCCGCAGGAAAACTCAGAGCCGTTCCGCAGTCAGGCTCTTCCAAGACAAGCTCCTACACACTAGCCACAACCGATGTTGGTGAGTACATCTTGCTTGGCGCAAGCGGTGCGATTGTAATTCCTGATGCTACGTTTGCGGCTGGTGACGTTATCACCATCTTCAACAACACCGCTAGTACAGCAACAATCACTTGCTCAATCACAACGGCGTACATTGCAGGCACATTCACTGACAAAGCCACGATGACCTTGGCGGCGGCAGGTGTAGCAACTGTACTGTTCATCACCAGCACCTTGTGTGTTGTTTCAGGAAATGTGACCTAATATGAGTTCATCACAGCAACTATTGTTAGGCGAAGGCGCGGGTGGAGCCGCCCCTGTTTACATTGAAGATGTGTTCAAAACTTGGCTTTACGCGGGTAATAGTTCTACACAGACCATCACCAACGGTATTGACTTATCTACCAAGGGTGGGTTGGTTTGGTCAAAATATAGAACTAGTAGTTTTATACATAATTTATTTGATACCACTAGAGGTGTTCAAAAAACACTATGCTCAAATAGTACTGACGCGGAAGCAACAGAAACTCAGGGCATAACTGCATTTAATTCAAATGGGTATACAACAGGCTCTTGGTCGCAAATAAATAGTTCATCAGGCAACTTTGTTTCATGGACATTCCGCAAGCAACCAAAGTTCTTTGATGTTGTGACTTTCACCGCAGGAACAAACACAAACAGGCGTATTTCACACTCGCTTGATTCTGTTCCCGGTTTTTGGATTTTAAAGTCAATAACAATTAATGGGGCAAACTGGGATTGCTATCACACAAGCCTTGGTTTAAATGCGTCGATTAACTTAAATTTAGATGGCTCGGCGGGTTCCGGAAGCAATCGTTGGGGAACAGCACCAACGTCTACCACGCTTGGCATTAACGAACAAGCCATGTGCAGTGCTGGGTATACATACATTCTTTATATATTTGCCAACGATGCAGGAGGTTTTGGCCTAACTGGTACAGACAATGTGATTTCGTGTGGGTCTTATGTAGGTGATGGAACAACTAGATTAATAAATATTGGATATGAGCCGCAATGGATATTAATAAAAAACGTAACTAGTGGATCGGGAGGGTCAGCCAACGATTGGAAAATGATAGACAACATGAGAGGTTTTACTGCCACAAATAATTCAGCCGTTTTAGAAGCCAACACAAGTGACGGGGAAACAAATGACAACCCAATCACAATTGCTTCTCAAGGTTTTAATACCAATAACATGAGGAATACGAGTCAAACTTACATCTACATAGCCATCCGTCGTGGCCCGATGAAAGTGCCTACTGCGGGTACAAGTGTGTTTACGCCTTTGTACTTTACAGGTAATGATTCAACAAGCAGACAACTGACCGCTGGTTTTGTAACAGACACATTTTTAGGTAAAAGATCTATTGGTGATACTTCGCCTTTTGTAGATCGTTTAAGAGGCAAAGATTTACAACTTTACACATCATTGACTAATGCGGAAGCCACTTCTAGTTTGTACTGCCGATTTGATAGCAATACAGGCCCAATTGTTGGATACAACGCCGCAGGTGGTATTAACATCAATAGTAGCGCCTATACCTACAGGACGTATTCGTTTGGGCGCGCGCCTAGTTTCCACGACGTGGTTTGCTACACAGGTACCGACACAGCTAGAACAATAACGCACAATCTAGCGGCTGTTCCAGAACTAATGATTGTCAAAGATCGTTCAATTAACCGAAATTGGTTTGTTTATGTTTCTGGTGTTGGGAATACAAAATATTTAAACCTAAACAATACTGATGCAGCAACAACAGATTCAGGAATTTGGAATAATGCAACTCCAACATCATCCGTGTTCTCACTTGGTTCTAGCTCTTCAGTAAATGGCGCTGGTGAAAATTTTGTTGCCTACCTATTTGCAACCCTTGCAGGTGTTTCCAAAGTAGGAAGCTACACAGGTAACGGCGGCTCACAAACAATCAACTGCGGTTTCACAAGCGGTGCTAGGTTTGTGCTTATTAGGAAATCAAGCGGAACGGGTAACTGGAATTTGTGGGACAGCGCACGAGGTATTGTGAGTGGTAACGACCCGTATTTTGCATTGAATTTATCGGATGGCGAGGTTACTTCAAATGATAGCGTTGACACAAACAGCACTGGGTTTGTTGTTAACGAAGTAGCCGCAACTAACGCTAATGAAAGCGGTGCAACATACATCTTCTTAGCAATCGCATAAGGAACAATCATGCAAATACGAATCAGATCAACAGGTCAAGTGCTTCTTCAGCACGAGTGGGAAAAGTGGGTTGCACAGACCTACGCCAAGTCATTGAGTGGCATATCTGAAGAGGCGGTCAATCGCTTTGAGTCAGACATCGTGTTTGAAGGCCCACAAGCCACAGGCGGCACTGTCTACCAATACTCACAGCAAGACGGCGTTGAACAACTTGACGGAAAGTGGTACACCAAGTACATCCTTGGCCCTGTGTTTACAGACGGCGAGACAACAGCCGCTGAACAGGAAGCCGCTTACAAGGCTATGAAAGATGCTGAACAGGCCGCAAATGTACGCAACCAACGTACAGAAAAGCTCAAAGACTGCGACTGGACACAGATTGCCGACAGCACCGCAGATAAAGCTGTATGGGCTACATACCGCCAAGCCCTGCGCGACATCACTGCGCAGTCTGGTTTCCCTTGGACAATCACTTGGCCTACACAGCCTTAAAGGAAAATCATGGATACACAAACACCAGAGCAAATTGCACAGCATTACAAGGCGGCAATGGATTCCGTCAACCTCATCAACGCTGGCCAGCCTGAAAGCATGGAAGCCCAAGAGTGGGCCGACTGCCTTGCTCGTAACAAAGAGCATCTTCGTATCATGGTTGCCAAGACTTTTTGGACTACCCAAGATCTGACACCCCTACGTAACGCTTCTGTATAAGGACAAACATGAAACTGCAATTGCCAATTGAAACAGCAAACCAACTTCTAGGTTACTTGGGTTCACGCCCATACCAAGAGGTGTACCAACTAATCCAAGCGATTCAGGACGCCGCAAAGCCTTCAGAGCCAAAGGTTGAAGATGGAATCAATGGAGACTAAATTGTCGGTGCACGAAGCGATTTGTGCACAGCGTTACGAGCGAATCAACGAATCGCTCGATAGCGGCAAGAAGCGGATGAAGACGATCGAGATATTGCTCTACATCACTATCGCCGCAGTGCTTCTCGGACCGGGCGTTGCCGCTGAATTCGTGAAGAAGCTATTGGGGATCTAAGTGGAACTCGAGTATTACACCAAAGTAATAGGCGCGGTGACCGCGTCCACTGCGATGATTGGTGGTGGGTACACGCTCGCCGACAAGTTCGGCGTATTTCACAAAGACATCCTCAAGTGGGCACCGGAACACTTTCAAATATCCGATGCTCCCGCGAACGGCGAATTTAAGGTCGTAGTGGCTCGTCAGAAAATCAGGGACAACTGCGAAGTTACAGCATTCAAGCTGGAAGTGCGGGACTCTGAATTGGTCGTACACCCAGCGAAGCCTAGTATTGCGACATTTTCAGGTCCAGCCAGTGACACCGTGGACAAGTTTGGGTACAAGTTCAAGCTCGATACCACCGCGCAGGTAACCCCCGGCGTTGCTACGCTATTGGCTCACATTAAATATAAGTGCCCTGAGGGTGAAGTGATTGTAAACTACCCCGCGCATAAAAACCTGATGTTTACGATAAAGGAATCCAATGTTTGATATATTATCCGGCGGTATTCTTGGGTCGGTGTTCGGCGGCTTGTTCCGCTTGGCACCTGAAGTGCTTAAATTTTTCGACAAGAAGAACGAGCGTGAACATGAACTCCTAATGTTCTCGCGGCAGTGCGAGTTGGAACAACTCCGAGGCCAGCAAAAGCTGGCAGAGATCGGAGCGCAACGCGAAGCCGCTATCGACGTTGGGGTGATGGACGCGTTCAATGCCGCGATTAACCAGCAAGCCGAGATGGTTAAAGCCGCTGGCGGGTGGGTGGCAAGCCTCTCCGCCTCTGTCCGACCTTTGGTCACCTATTGGGTCCTGTTCGTCTGGTCTTTCATCCACGTCTGGTTTGCTTGGAACGCTTGGCTCGCTGGTGCTCCCGCAGTCGAGGTGTTCAAGACGATGATGACTCCCGACTTTTCAGCCTTGCTGTCCGGCACCATTAACTACTGGTTCCTCGACCGTACTTTGAAACAACGTGGGCTATGAATCTAGAACTGGCCGCTGAACTTTGCCGCCGGTTCGAAGGATATCGGGCCAAGCCCTACCTCTGCCCGGCTGGGGTGGCCACGATCGGGTATGGCTCCACCTACTACGGGGACGGTCGCAAGGTGACACTCGAAGACCCCCCGATGGACGAACCTACGGCCCGTGCACTCCTGATGACGGAGTTGCTTCACACCTACGCTCCCGGTGCCATACGTCAATGCCCCGGCCTCTTAGTCCTAGCCGCGCAAGGAGACCCTCGAAAGCTCAACGCGATCGTAGACTTTTGCTACAATCTCGGCATTGGGCGGCTCCAGACTTCGACGCTTAAGCGCAGGATCAATGCCGGGGATTGGGAGGGTGCAAAAGAGCAGTTAATGCTATGGACCAAGGGCGGCGGCAAGGTGTTGCCGGGACTACTTAAGAGGCGTACCGCTGAGTGCGTTTTGCTGGATTGACCAAATGTTAAAGGCATGGTATAATTTCGTCCAACGTTGCCATTCGTGTGAAGGACTTCTATGACTGCCGCGTCGGTGATGACCTACGACTCCCTTGTTGAAAATATCCAGTCCTATCTGGAGCGTAACGACACCGCTACTCTCGACAAGATCCCTCTCTTCATTATGCTCGCCGAGCAGGTGATCGCGTCTAAGATCAAATTCCTCGGTAACCTGACCGTCAACACCAGCAACATGGTGGCCAGCAACGCGGTGATCGCGAAGCCCGCTCGGTGGCACAAGACAGTATCGATGAATATTACAGTAGCTGGGGAGCGCCAGCCAGTGCTCCTGCGCAAGTACGAGTACCTCCGTAACTATGCTCCGGACCCCACTGCGACTGGCACACCGGAGTATTACGCGGACTACGACTACGAGAATTGGCTCGTGGCCCCTACGCCGGATGCGGCATACGCGTTCGAGGTATTGTACTACGAGCGGGTGCAACCACTGGATTCGAGTAACCAGACGAACTGGTTCACGGTGTACGCGCCACAAGCCCTGCTCTACGGTTCGCTCCTGCAAGCGATGCCTTTCCTGAAGAACGACGATCGTATCCCAATGTGGCAGTCGCAATATGACGCGATTATGGCCACACTAAGCGAGGAGGATAAACTCCGCATCGCTGATCGTCAAGCCATCGCGGTGGATTCATGAGCTACGTCAGCCCTTTCACCGGTGATGTCATCCAGCCGACAGATGTCAGCTTCCGGTCGGTAACGCTTTCGGCCAACACACAGCTCCAGTGGCCAATCAACGGCAACACGGACACGGACTACGCCGCCCGAATCATGCAAGTGACGGCAACGGCGGGAAGCCTCAGCCTTTACATGCCGCCCGCGAATCAGAATTCGGTGGGTAATGATGCACTCATCCGCAATATCGGTGCGAACACGTTCACAGTCAAAGATTACGCGGGCACGAATACCATCGTATCGGTGGCGGCGGGTGAGTCCAAGTACATCTACATCACGACGAACCCTGACGCTCAGGGTACTTGGGGCGTCATCGCTTTCGGCACTGGGACGTCTTCGGCTGATGCCGCGACGCTTGCCGGATATGGACTCGTGGCCAGTGGCGCGACACTAAACCAGAGCCACCCAAGCGCGGCGATCACCAGCGGATCGACATTTGCGGATACCGATCGTGCGCAAACCCGAGTGTGGGGGAGTGGCTCCGGAACGGCTACACTGCCGCTTTCCGCGACACTTGGTAATAACTGGTTCACACTCTTCAAGAATAACGGCACAGGGTCTTTCACGATTTCCTGCTCTGGCGCGGAGCTAATTGATGGTAATTCGACCAAGACGTTTAACCCGTCCGAGTCCGCCTTCATCGTGTGCACAGGGACGGCCTACGTAACCGTCGGTTATGGTGTAAGCTCACAATTCGTGTTTACAGCGCTGACCAAGAGCGTAACCGGCGGCTCCTATTTGCTGACTAATAACGAGGCGGCAAACACGATTCAAGAATACGTCGGAAGTCTGGTCAGTAATGTGACCGTAACGTTCCCGCCTGTGGTTAACTTGTACGTGATCTCGAACCAGACAACCGACAATGGTTACAGTCTGACAATTACGACTGGGCTTGGATACACAGCGACGATCCCTCCGGGCCAGCAAGCCACACTAATCTGCGACGGTACTAACTTTCTGAATGCCAACACTACTCAAGCCGGAGCGTCCACTGTGAGCTTGGTAGATGGTACTGTTGGCACCCCATCGCTCAATTTCGCGGCTGAGACCGGTACGGGTATCTATCGTCCCGGCGCTGGCGAACTCGGCGTCGCGGTACTCGGCACTAAACGCGTCGGCGTGACTGCAACGGGTGTGACCGTGACTGGGTCCGGCACATTCACCACCGGTGTCGCTGGGGGTACGTTCACATGACCAAAAAGGTCTTCGCCCTCGACACTAAACCCGGCGTCCAACGCGATGGTACAGTGTTCGACAAGCAGTTCTACAATTCGGGTCGCTGGGTACGCTTTCAACGTGGTCGTCCTCGCAAAATCGGCGGATTCCGGGAGATTGTGAACGACTTAGCTGGGCCTTCGCGTGGCATCTACTTAAATCCACAGCAGAATTTCAACAACGTATTCAGTGGTTACTCGGGCGGCATGCAGTTGCTCCCGATCAACAATAGTGGCACGGGGTCGGGTATCACTGACATGACGCTGTCGGATTTTACTGCTAACGCGAACAATCTGTGGCAGTTCGACACTTTTTACGACGTGAGCGGCTCGGGTAATAACCTGCTCCTCGCGCACCCCGGCCAGAATCTGACGCTAATCGACAACAACGTTAATACCCCAGTGCTCGGCGGCGACATCACTGGTACCACTATGTCCGCGATTGGCGTATTCACCGATACTGCGACCACGATTAACGGTAACCCGGTGATCACCCTTGCGGCGGCCAACATCCTAGTCGGTGCTGGACAAACCGTGACCGGTGCCGGGATTCCGTCCGGCACTACAGTCCTTTCGGTCTCAACGACCAGTGTAACGCTGTCGGCCAACGCTACCGCAAGCGCTACAGTGACAGTAACATTCGACAACAATGTCGATGTCTCTGGTGGTGTGGTGACTCTGCACCCCTACGTGTTCGTATACGGCAATGATGGCCTAATCCGCAACTGCTCCGCTGGCAACGCGAATGACTGGGTGTCGGCTGATGCTAATGAGGTGTCGGTGGCCACCGGCAAGATTGTACAAGGCCTCCCAGTACGCGGCGGTTCGAACGCCCCATCCGGACTCTTTTGGAGCTTGGACTCGCTCATTCGCGTATCCTACATTGGCGGCGTGGGCACACCCCCGCAATTCTGGCGCTACGACTTAATTTCGAGCCAGTCTTCGATCCTATCCTCGCAGTCCGTCATCGAGTACGACGGCGTGTATTATTGGTGTGGTGTTGACCGATTCTTGCTCTACAATGGTGTCGTTAAAGAGATCCCGAACACGTTCAACCAGAACTATTTCTTCGATAATCTTAACTACGACGCCCGCGAGAAGGTGTGGGTATCTAAGGTCCCACGGTTCGGCGAGATTTGGTGGTTTTACCCGCGCGGCAACGCCACTGAGTGCACAGACGCAATCATTTACAATGTGCGCGAGAACTGCTGGTACGACGCGGGTGAGGCTACCGGTGCGCAAAGGTCCGCTGGTTACTTCTCGCAGGTCTTCCACTATCCAATCGCGGCCGAGTGGAATGCAAATGCTACCGGCGGCGTACTGGCGTTTACGTTAACTAACGCTGGCTCGGGCTACACCGATGGTACGTACAACAATCAAGCGCTAACTGGTGGCACGGGTACCGGCGCAACCGCCAATATCGTGGTCGCGGGTGGTATTGTTACTTCGGTGGTGATCAACGGGCACGGAGTGAATTACACAGTAGCTGATGTGCTGTCTGCCGCACTCCCCGCCGGTTCTAACTTCGCGATCACGATTAGCTCATTGATGACTTTCGTGTCACTGTGGCAGAACGAGATTGGTACGGACAAAGTGCAAGGTGCAACCGCGCTGGCGATCGAGTCGTACTTCGAGACCAATGATCTCGGTTGGGTATCTGGTGGTCCAGCTCAGCCCTCGCCTGTCGGCGATAACAAGGCGTTACATCTAGAGCGTGTCGAACCCGATTTCGTGCAAGAGGGCGAGATGGAACTGTACGTCACTGGACGCCCATTCGCTCAAGCCGACGATGTGACCACGGGTCCCTACACTTTCGACCCTGCGACACGCAAGATCGATATGCGCGAACAGCGTCGCGAGTTGCGTCTAAAGTTCGTGTCTAATGTGGCCGGTGGTGATTACCAACTTGGCCGTGTGATCCTTGATGCCGACACCGGCGACGTGAGACCGTACTAATGGCGGACATTCTTAATCCCACACAGGTCTACGACCCTCGCTACCACACTTTTGAGTCGTGGGCGTGCCTCATGTGCGAACTCTACGCTCCACAACAGCTTTCGATTCCCGACGCGAACACAGATTGGAAAGACTGGGGCGCGGGACTTAAGGCAATCGACGTGTTTACAAATGAAGGTATTCCGGGTCCCTACCAGTTCGATGACTGGCAGGAATGGGCCGAGCAACTCGTGAATGCTGTTAACCCTGCGGTGAACTAATATGGCAGTTTCTAATGCAGATATTCTAGGCTGGTTGAACGAAAATCCCGGCGCAGACGATACGCTGATTGCGACCACAATGCGGGAAGCGGGTGTGACTCCTGCTCAAATGGCTGAAGCTACCGGCTTGAGCTATGGAGATGTGTCGGGGCGGTACACTGCGGCTCTAGCACCAGTATACGACCAGATCATCCAAGACGCTTACGCGACCATTGGCCGCACTGGGATTGGGGAGGGTACTAACCAGATCGACACTGGTGGTTACAACCACTTCCTCAACATGCTTCAAACCGGCCAAGTAGGTCTCGACGACTTTTCGTCGGTCTTTGGCGGAGCCGTTGATCGGTATATCACGGATAACCCAAATGACCGCTACACGCAGTACGTGAATTCTTACCGAGCTGGTAACGCTGGAGCAGATACGACTGGGGTGGGTGCTTTAACACAAGCGACTGCGGACACTACTGGTTCGACCACCAACACCACTGGTGCGTTGGCTCAAGCGCAAGCCGATCAGATTGCCGCTAACAACGCGGCCACGAGCACTATCGAACTGGAAGGGCAGATATACACTATCAATAACGCCACGGTCGACAAAGTCACTCAACAAATCCTCGCGCAGGGGACGACTTCCAAGTGGTCAGGTGCTGGGTATGGTTCTCCTGAGGCTAATGCTAAGGCGATGGCCGAGCAGTTGGTGGCGAATGGTATCACTGATATCAATCAGGTTGCCAAGATCGACCAAAAAGTCGACGAATCCGTCACGCCGAAGTACGAGTATACCAACACTGGCCAAGTTGATGGAGATGGACAGCCCGTCATGACCGCCACATTAGTGGGTTATGTTGACAAAGATGGGAAAGAAGTCGATGCGGCATTAGTCAAAGCTGAACAGATTTACGATTGGGATGGTGGTGGTTATACTAGCTATGTGGCTCCGATCGGCACCAAGTCGGTTATTGGCAATAAAGATACTGGTAAGGCTCTAATAAACGCTTACGGAGAGCGCGGCGGCGTAGGTGATGCATGGTCCGGCACTTACGTTGGCAAGGGCAACACGGCGTACCGCACTACATTCGACGCCCAAGGTCGCCCAATTTTCTACACCACCGGGGCTTCCAGTAGCGATATCGGTAGCATCGCGCCAATTCTCGCCATAGCGCAGTTCATCCCCGGCGTCGCTCCGTTTGCGATGGCCGCAAATGCCGCGATTGCGATTGATAATGGCGACGTGCTCGGCGGTCTTGCTAGCATGGCGGGTTTAGGTGGATACACCGATATTGCCACCGGGCTTCGGGTGGCCAAGGCCATCGACCAGAAAGATCTCGGCGCATTAGCTTCATCATTGTTACAAAATGAGACCATTGGCTCTATGGCCGGTGGTACGATGCTGACCGACACGATCTCGCTGGCCGACGCTGGTAATGCATATAACGCGGTGTCGAACGTCAAAGATGGTAATTACGCCGGTGCGCTGAATTCACTCGGTACGTTGACAGGTAGCGCTGACACCAAGACCGCTGGTGCCGCACTGAATTTATTCAACGCTATCCAATCGGGCAATGAAGTCAACATTATTAATGCGGCGGCAGGACTAAACAACACAGTTAACGCGGCCAATAATCTTTCCAACGCTAGTGTTGCAAAGTCAGTTACTAATAGCGTTACCAGCGGTGCCGACGCATTTGTCGCGGCTAAGGAAGCTGGTGCTACTGATGCCGAAGCGCTTGAGGCGGCCAATACAGTGACCGGCACAGGTACAGGTACGAGTGTTAGCACGACGACCAACACGCAAGGGGCCGATACCACTACGACCGGCGATGCTGGGGCATCAGGTAAATTTGATTTAGGTGAATTCGAGGGCGTCGATCAAGCTATCGAACAGCAGTCTCGCAACACTGAAGTCGATAGGTTGGTGACCGCCTATGAAAAAACGACCGGTAAATCCTTTGATAAGCTCACCGATCAAGAGGTAGCGGCGTTAGCATTTACGGCTAACTCGATGACCGTTGATCAGCTCAAAAACGCGTCGATTCAAGACATTCTTAACAAAGCACCTGCTATCGTTGGAAAGGATGATCAGGGCCGGTGGGTCGATGACAAGGGCTTCGCCTATGATGAACGCGGGTTAAAATACGCTCCGGGTAGCACTGCCCCAATGATCGATATAGCCGGTGTAGGCGACAGGGGTGTGCCTACAACGGCTCAAAGTCTGGATACAGCCGGTAATAATTTGGTTAATTGGGCGAACACGCTCGAAGGGACCTCGGGCGATGTGGTTCGTCAGACACTTTCGACGCTAATTGGTGCGGGTGGCGAGCAAGTCGCAGATCTTGGTACTGCACTGGCTAATATGGGAGTGGCCGAGCGTTATAACGTGCTCGTGCAATTGGGTCAGTCGCTCGAACGCACTGGTCAGAGTCTTGAAATACCCGGCGTCACTCAAGCTACCGAGAATTTCTGGAACGACATTCAAGGAGCGGAGACATACGCTGGGAAAGCGGCCGCTTCGATTAAGTCTGTTCTTAACAACCCATTAGTGCTCACTCAAGTCGCTAAAGAAGGCCTCCAAGAGGTGCTTCCGATCGTAACTGGTGGTGCAGTGTTCAGGATACTGGGTAAAACCGCTGGTATAGCTACCGACGTTCTTATGAACGCTTCGGAGTCCATGGGTTCGCAGTCTCGTCAAAAGTTCAACGAAGAGATCCAAAAGGGTACACCAGTTGATCAAGCGGAGAAGCTGGCCAACGCAGATGGGTGGAAAGCGTTCGCTATCACCGCTGGCACGGCTACTCTCGCGGATGCGGCGTTGATTAAAGGTTACGAAAGAGCGATGGATAAAGTCTTCGGCAAGACCACGACGTCAGTCGGCAAAGAGTGGGCCGAAGAAGGATTTGAGGAGCTGGCAATTGCGCTTGCTACCGGTGATGACCTAGCGACCGCTCTGTCTAAATCTATCGCGGGTAGTACGATAGGTTCTAAGACCTCCGGCACACTCACTGCCGGATCTAGCGTTTCCGCAGATATTCAACAAGCATTTGCGTCTGAAGGCCTTACATCCTCAGATGGCTCATTCCGTCCGGAGACCATTACGAAAATCACTGACGCGGGTACAGGGGGTGCTGGTACGCAAACCGCTGTGACTGAGGTAGCTGGTAGTGGCACAACGGCCACGGGAGCCAACACTGCCGCCGTAACTAACACTGCCGCAACGGGAGCTGACACTGCCGCCGCTACAGACTTCGCGTCGATTTTCACCGCCACCGGTAACACGACTCAAGCCGTCGATACATCAGTGGGTTCAGCAATTAGCAACGGTGCTGATGTAAACAACACGATCACCTCGGTGGTTAATGCCGCTAATACTACAGGCGCAAATGCAAGCGTAGTGGCCGCGACTGCCGCGAACGCCGCCGTAGCCGCTGGTGCCGACGTGACAACGGCTTCGAACGCCGCAACCACTGCTGTGTCTAATGTAACTGCTGGTACTAACGCCGCAACGACCACCGGCACAACGGCTGGAACTAACGCCGCAACGACCACCGGCACAACGGCTGGAACTAACGCCGCAACGACGACTGGAACCGCCGCGAACACGAACACTGCCACCGGTTCAAATAGCAACACCAGCACTAACGCGGCTACTGGCGTGACTACTAATACGGCCGTAGACGCCAATACTGGCGTAACGACCACAACCACAACGAACACTAATACCGGTACAAACACATCTGTTAGCACAAATACGAATACCGGTGTTACGACTACCACAAACACCAACACGAACACTGGCGTCAATACCAACACAACGACTGATACTAATACCAATACGACCACTAACACCGTGGTGGACACGAACACTGATCTTACTACGACGATCAATGTAAACACCGACACGGGCGAGATTACCAGCGTAGACGGTCCCGGGAAAGTGATCGACTCCAGCACGGTGGTGATAGACGGCACGGCGATTGACGTGACGACCGGCCAAGTTCTGACACCCGAGGAAGTCAATAAACGCGTCGAAGCGGCCAAGCTTAAGTTAGCTACGCCCAAGAAGCAGACACCGGGTGCGATGGCTGGTCCAGCATTTAACGAGCCTACGTATAAAGCTAAAGACAGCGACATTGCCGAAACATGGCTCGGTGGTCGATTCCGTAACCTCGCGCCTCTTGCCGGACTCGGCGCACTACTACCACAAGACACTCCTATGTTCCAAGAAGCACAAGCAATCTCGGCCCTTCGCCGCGCCTCCGGAATCGAAGACGGTGCCGAGAAACCCGGAGCCGACTACTACGCCTATGGCACTGAACCCTCTTACTCCAAGGTCCTCGAACCGTTCATGAATGGGGGGACTGTACAGAAGTATGCCGACGGTGGTAAAATAATGGCTTCTCCACTAATGGCGGCGTCAGGCGGCGATGTACCACACAAAGGTTCACACTACGTACAGGGCGCGGGCGGCGGTCAGGACGACCTTATCTCGGCCAAGCTCGCTGACGGCGAATACGTGTTCGACGCGGACATCGTGGCGGCACTGGGTGACGGCTCGAACAAAGAGGGTGCCAAGCGGCTGGACGCTATGCGGGAAGCAATTCGCAAGCACAAACGCGGCGGTTCCATTAAATCAATTCCACCAGCGGCTAAATCGCCCTTGGCATATCTGAAAGGCGCATTATGAGCTTACTGCAAGGCGATCCCCTACCGAATATTGACACTACCAAGGTAGTCGATACCACCGGTCCGGATTGGTACACGACGTACCTTGAAGGTCTCGCGGAACCCGGCACCGAACTACTGAAGCAGACTGGCGAAGACCTTGTAGCTCCAATGTCGGAGTTGCAGACTAGTGTGCTCAACTACGCAAAGGGTGAGGACGGAACCGGCACCGGACTACGCGGCTACGAGACCATGCTGGGCGACGCTGGCGACACCGCCGCACTTGCCGCCGCCGGAATCACGCCGGAGATGATCCAGTCGTTCATGAATCCCTACATTAGTGGGTACACGAACGAAGCGGGTGTTAAGATGCCCGGAGTCGTGGATGAAATGGAACGGCTTCAACAGCAAAGTCTTCAACGTTCGCTGATTCCGTCGCTCAAGGGAGCGTTTGCTGGTACAGGTGGTACGGGTGGCAAGCGCATGTTCGACGCGATGGGCCAGTTGGGAGCCGACACTCAAGCCAATCTGCTCGGAGCGCAGACTAAGCAGATGGCGTCGGGGTACGACAGCGCACTCAAAGCCGCTATGGACCAAGCGGGCATCTACCGGAACGCGGCCGAGACCCAGCGTGGGCTAGCATCCACGGAACTCGATCTAAAGCTCAAAGAACTCGAGCGTTTATATGGTCTCGGCAGTGAAGAGCAGAAGTTGGAGCAGACCGGCATTATGGCTCCCCTTGCCGCCGCCACTGGTGCGGCCAATGTGTTCTCGAACGTTAAGGTCCCGAGCACGGTGTCCGAGAAGGCTAGTGCGCCAATCCCCGGTGCTTACTCCACGTCACCACTCGCCCAAATCGCGGGCCTCGGATCTCTCTTTGCCTCCGGTCCAAATGGTGGTACAAGTGCCGCTACCGGATTCGGCAATGCATTCAGCTCGCTGGGTACATCACTTAGCAACTTGTTCAGCAGTCCGAGCTTTAACTACGACTTCTCGAATACTGGCTGGAAAGGCCAAACCGACGAGTTCGGTGGTATGGAAGAGAAACCATTAGGGTAATTATCATGGCAGAACCCACCGAAGATACAAGCGGCTACAGCCCACTGCTCGCGCAGATGATGAAGATCGACCCCGAGAAGATCGGGAGCGTGTCGCTTTCGGCTCTCGGACGCCAAGCAATGGGTGCCGATTCTGACGCCTACAAAGCCGCAAAAGCGGAAGTGGATGCCGCACGAGAGACAATGAAGCAAGCGTTGCAAGACCGCAAAGGTCGAATCGACCCGTCGATGCTCGCGCTGGCTCAAGGATTTCTAGCACCGACACGCACTGGCTCTTTCGGCGAATCGCTAGGCACTGCCGCCGGAGCTTTTGGGAAAGCGCAAGAAGCTGAAGCTGATCGGAACGCTCAACTTGCCAAGATGCGCTACGAGTTGTCGCTCAAAGCGGTTGAAGAAGAAAAAGAGGCCGCACGGCTTGGCCTGAGTGTAGTGTCGAAGCTTACCCCGCAGATGACCGCGTACCAGAAACAGGCGCAATCCGAGGGTCTTAATCCACGGTCGCCCGAAGGCATCGCACGTGTCAAAGAACTGCTCGCGGGAGATAAAGCAACGCCTGAAATGAAGGCATTCGCCGCGCAAGCCGGTGTGTCTTTGACTGATCCGCAATTCTCGGTGAAGTTCAAGATGTTCGAGGACACGAAGAGCTTGCGCGACATCGCAACCCGTCTTAACTTGAATCTGAACGACCCTGAGCAACTCGTCAAAGCACAACAGGAAGCTCAACGCGACGCGTATCGCAAAGAGAACAAGCTCGTGGCCGACGCCCTGCAGACATTTGGTGGCGACCCTCTTAACGAGAAGGACCGCGCTCGTGCGCAGAAGATCGTGGACGAGAATGTGCGTCTGGACCAGACCAGCAAGCGTACCTCGATCGCTCAGCAAGTGGCACAAACCACCCGCACTAAGCAGGAGATTGACGACCACATTCGCAATGGCGACATCAACGCAATTGTTACCAAAGCCATGGACGTTGGAGTGCCAATCGATCCTAAGACCTCCTACCGAGGACTAAACAAGATCGAAGCCGCCAAGAAGCGCGAAAAAGATCTAGAAGAATCTGGTAAGTATATACGCGAGAAAATCTCACCGTTCACTTCCGGCATCGAGGACGATATCCGCGACCTTGAACGTGCATTGAAGCTCAACTCCGAGATCAGCACCGGCTACACCTACGGTGTGGGCTTTGGTATCGGAGACATCGCGAAGCTCACTTCCGGTGACCGTGCGAAGATCAACGAATTCGACTCGCTCGCCGCACTCGCCGCGAAGCAGAACCGCATTCCGGGCGACTCGAACGTGTCGAACTTGGACATCAAGATGATGCAACTCGGCGCGTTCAGTTCCGACAAAGAGCCATCGACCAACAAGACCTTGCTCGAATTCAAGATCGCGCAACGCCGCCGCGACGCGGAGTTCAACAAGTACATGGCCGATTACGCCGCCGTCAATGGTGCCATCACGCCGTATGCCGAAGCCCAGTGGCGCAGATATTTGGATGCGAATCCGATCACCACCCGCGACGATAAAGGCAAGGTCTCGATTAACCCCAACCGCATGACCTACCAGCAATACTTCAGCATGCCACGAGTGCGTGTTGATAGCCAAGGACGGGAGACTCCACAATGACCATCGAGCGAGTGATTGACGGCAAGATCTACGAATTCCCCGAGGGCACACCTGAGGCGACGATTCGGAGATTTACGCTGAACAAGGCGGGGACACCCGATGCCACAGCACCCGTCGCACCAGTGCGTCCACAGGCGAAACGACCTGATGCGATGTTGCCCGGTGCGGCGGGTCAGGCACTGCAAGGTCTGACTATGGGCTTCTCGGATGAAGCTATTGCTCGGCTACGTTCACTGGGCGGCAATCAAAGCTACGAAGATTTGGTCAAGGCTGAACGCGAAGGCTTGCGCAAATACGCCGAGGAGAATCCACGTACCGCAGTAGCTTCCGAGTTAGGTGGGGCGTTGGTGCCAGCCCTGTTCACTGGTGGTGCTGGCGCGATCCCGGCGGTCTCCAAAGCCGTTGGCCCCAAGCTCGCTGGAATGCTCTTTGGCAAAGCCCCGAGTATTCCCCGGATGATGGGCTACGGAGCCGGGTCCGGCGCAGTAACTGCTGTCGGTACGAGCGAGAAACCGCCCGGTGAATTGGGCGGCGAAGCCCTCAAAGGTGGTGCCGCTGGAGCGGTGACTACTGGCACATTGGGACTGCTCGGTAAATACGTGGCGATGCCCGCATTCAACAAGATTAAAACCTCGCTGGGATTCGGTGACGCGAATAAAGCGGCCGATCTTGCGATCGTCAAGGCACTGGAGAAGGACGGGATGACGCCCGACCAAGCGTTGGCCAAGATGCAAGCGATGTCCCGTGGCGAGATCACACTGGCCGACCTCGGCGAGAACACTGCCGCACTGTTGCGTCGTGCCACTGCCGCGCCATCACCCGCCCGAATTCAGGGCAAGTCCGAGCTTGCTACTCGCGAGATGGAACGCATCCCACGTGTCTCGGAAGATTTACGCACCCTGATGTCAGGCTCTAAAGACTTCTACACAGACGTGCTGGACCTCACCAAAAAGCGCGCTGAAGAGGCCGACCCCCTGTATAAGGCCGCGTGGAACAGTGCCCCAACGTTTAACCCTACGACCGCGCCCGATATCGCCAAGCTTCGCAACCTGCCCACCTTCAAGGAGGCAATGAAGATTGGTGCCAAGCGCATGGCAGACAACGAGCTGGATATCGCCGACCCTAGAAACACCTTGCGTGCTCTGCACGAGACTAAGATCGCGCTGGACGACATGATCGAGAGCGCAATGCGTGAAGGTAAAGGCGGTCAAGCCGGGACACTTCTGAACATGAAACGGCGACTCCTCGCCGACATGGAAAAAGCTTCGCCCGAATACCGCATAGCACGGCAAACTTTTGCCGGTGACTCCGAGCTGTTAACAGCCATGAAAGAGGGACAGCAGATCTACACTATGAACGAGCTTGACATGCGCAAGCTCATCGACCGGTTCAAGGACTCACCGTCCGAGTACGACGCTTTCCGCGCTGGTATCTCCCAAGCGATGCTGGAGAAGCTCCGAGTCGCGGGGCCATCAGCTGACCCGATGAAGTCGATCCTGTCCCGCGATGCTGAGCAGAAGCTTCGCCGTGCCTTTCGCGACGACGCCGCATTTGACGAATTCAAGAACCGATTGCTCCAAGAGCGTACAATGCTCCAGACCGAAAAGTCCGGATTCCGTCGCACACCATTGGACACCGACCTCGACCAAGGCGCGGGTGGGGTGGGTGCCGCCGCGAACCTGATGGCTGGCCGTCCTTTCACTGCCGCCGGAGATGCACTCCGTGCCCAGTTCCCGAACCTGATCGGGATGTCGCCCCGGGTGGCTCAGCCTACCACTGAGAAGCTCCTGACCCCGACCGCCAAGGTGGACACAGTGATCGACAGTATTATGCAGTCGCTCAAACAGCAAGAGCAGTCACTACTCACTTCGAGCCGTGTCGCAAATGCTGGTGCCACACTCGCTGGTGGCCTCGTCGCCGCCCGAGACCCCAAAGACCAGTATCCTGAGGACACTATGGCCCCCACACGGCCACCGAGGATCGAGCTGTCCGGTATGGCGACCCCGCCAGCCGGTCCCCCGCCCTCTCCCTTAGGCTCTCTAGGCCAGTAAGCTACTAATATAGCTCCCCACCTCTTCGACGCGCTCGGAGAGGCTCTCTCTTACATGCGCATGCACGAGAAGGCCCTAGAATCGACTTCCTGTTCCATTAAGATGGTACGGCGTCTGGAACGCCCCGGTGTCTCGAAGCCCGCGTCCTTCGGGGCTTGAGTGTGTCGTGTTCCGTTGTATCCCCCGTTCCATCATATACCCCCCGTATCGAACCACGCCGTTGACAGAGCAATCCCCCCGCGTGCGCATGGAACGGTGGAACAGGAGGCCTGTCTGTCGAATGGGAGAGGGTGTTCCATCATGTGTTCCATCTTGATGGAACGGTGGAACAAACGGTGGGGGTTGCTGTTCCGATGGCGAGATGTTATAATTATACCAGCCCACAGAGGTGGTGTCAATACATAGACGTATAGAGAGGTGAAACGATGACTAGTCTAGTTCAAGACTACGCAAACCTGTTCGCTGGTAATCTCCGGTCCTTCGGACAGTGGGATCCCGCGACGGGCAATATGATAACCGAGAAGAGCGAAGTAACCCTGCAACACTACGCCGACCATTTGGGCGGCAAGATGGGACTGGGGGTGGTTCCGATCACGGACGGCGGCACGGTGCTGTTCGGCTGTATCGACGTGGATAACCACGGCAAAGGTTCGGACGGGTCCGACATCGACATTCCGAAGCTTGTGGAAAAGATCGAGCACTACCGGCTCCCGCTGGTGGCGACCCGGAGCAAGTCGGGCGGGGCACATCTGTACTTATTTGGTGAGGAATACCTACCGGCCAAGCTCGTGATCCGGCTCCTTAATTCGTGGCGCGACATGCTCCAAATCCCGAACCACGTGGACATCTTCCCCAAGCAGGACTCGCTGACCACGTCCAGTGGTGAGAAGTCGCTGGGGAACTGGATCAACTTGCCATTCTTCGACAAAGACCGGACGGTGCGGTACGCGATTGACGACAAAGGGCAGAAGATGTCGTTCGAGCTGTTCATCTCGTACGCCCAGTCGCGCCGAGTTACGGTGGCGGCACTGCAGGAAATGGCCCACCGGGAGCACTTGGAGGCTCCACCGTGCATTCAAAAGATGATCCACACAGGCGTCGAATCCGGCTCCCGCAACGACTCGATGTACAACGTGGTGGTGTACCTCAAGCGTGCCCGCCCCGACACATTCTTTGACGATGCGATGGCGTTGAACCGCACGATGTTCGACAAGCCACTGGGACCCGCCGAGGCCAAGAAGGTGATCCGCTCCGCGTCGCGCCGGGACTACCTGTACAAATGTAGCGAAGAGCCGTGCAAGTCGCTTTGCGATCGCAAGGTGTGCGTTACCCGCGAGTTCGGGATCTCAACCGACGAGAGCAAAGAGCTGGACGCGCAGGACCAACTGCCCCAGTTTACCGAGCTGATCGAGTACCAGTCCGAACCCCCACGCTGGGGCATCCACGTTAACGGGAAGCTCATCGCGAACATCCCGACTATTATCCTACGTGACCCCGCCGCGATGGGCACGCTGATCTTCGAACAGCTCAAGATCAACATCCCCAAGATCACTCAGGACTCGTGGCGACGCCGAATCCTCGACCCGCTCATCCCGACTCTGCGGGTGATCGAAGTGCCGAAAGAGGCGAGTGCGTCAGGCATCATTGCCGCCAAGTTCAACGAATTCGTGCAAAAGGCCGACTTGACCTCCGACGGTACTAACACCGAAGACCGGAAAGCGTTAACCCGCAACATCCCGGTGGTGCAGGTCATCAACGGCACGCGGTGCATCGTGTTCCGGGGCACGGCCTTCTCCGAGTTCCTTAAGCGTAACAAAGCCGAGGTGATGACGGGGATGGACCTGTGGACATCGCTCCGGCGCGACTGCGGCGCGGATCACGACAAGCTCCGAATCCCGGGCGGCAAGCCCATCAACGTTTGGTACGCTCCTATTACTGAAGATCACGAGGTGAAAGTCGATGAACCCAAGTTCCGATCAGAATTCTAAAGTGCAGATTGCCTACGATGCAAAGACCAGCCGATTCGTCATCCACTCGCCGCCGTGGATGGTGGACAAAATTCGCCGCATTCCCAATCGGCGTTGGGATTCTCGTCGCCGCGTGTGGACAGCTCCTGCTCTTCGGGCTAATAGCGAGTTCCTGCTGGGTAATTTTGATGCTGACACATTTACAGACGATGCTCGCACGGTTGCAACTACGACTATCGAGCGCGTACATACGAATCAAGTAGCGGCATTTCCGCCGGTCTACACGTTCAAGACTACGCCACGGCCGTACCAGCTCAAGGGCCTCGACCATGCGTGGAACAAGAGCACATTCGCGTTCTACATGGACATGGGCACGGGCAAGACCAAGACTTCGCTCGACCTCTTTGCCGCGTACTTCATGGACGCTAAGGTGGACCGGGTGCTGATCGTCACCAAGTTCAGCACACGCAAGAACTGGGAGCGCGAGGTGATTATCCACTGCCCGATGGAGTGCGACACGCTAATTCTTGACACCGGCAAGCCCAAGGCGTTCGAGGAGTGGAACACCACGACCGATGGCCGTCTGAAGTTCCTGATCGTCGGCACCGAGTCCCTTGCGGCCGGTGGTGCGGTGCATCTTGCGCAGAAGTTCGTGGACTGTAGCACCCGTGTCGGCATGATCGTGGACGAAGCGCACATGATCAAGAATCACTCGGCGGTACGCAGTAAGAATTGCGTGAAGCTGGGGAAATCCGCGAATTACAAAGTGATCATGACGGGAACGCCAGTGGCGAACGGCCCCATGGACATCTTCATGCAATTCGAGTTCCTCGACCCGAACATAATCGGGATCGGGGATTTTTACTCTTTCCGCAATCGGTACGCGATCATGGGCGGGTACGAGGATCGACAGGTGGTAGGCTACCAAAATATGGCAGAGCTTATCGAGCTGATCTCTCCGTTCATCTACCAAGTTCGCAAGTCCGAGGTGCTGACGGAGCTACCACCAAAAGTGTACCAGACCCGCGAGGTCCAGCTAACAGATGAACAAAAACGACTATATAAAGACATTGCTAAACGTGACAAGACGGTATCTGGAGATCAAGGAATCACCGTCAAGACAGTGCTCGAGCGAATGCTCCGGCTTCAAGAGATCGCCGGGGGTATTATCACCTTCGAGCGCAACCCCGACCTTTACGACGCGGCGAAGTTCACGCATAATCGCATTGCAGGAAAGAACCCGAAAGTCGAGGAGCTACTCGCTGTAGCCGAGGAGAACGACGCCAGCACGATCGTGTGGTGTCGGTTCATCGAGGAAATCCGGATGGTGTGCGAGGCCCTACGCGAAAGGTACGGCCACGACGCTGTGGTGGAGATTCATGGCGGCATTTCCGAGAACGACCGCGACCATAACGTGCAGAACTTATTCCAAACTGGCAAAGCGCGATTCCTTGTGGGCAATGCGGCCACCGGCGGTGTGGGTCTTAACATGACCCGTGCAGAATTGGTGGTGTACTACTCGAATTCGTTCTCTTTCACTGATCGCGAGCAATCCGAGGACCGTGCGCACCGAATTGGGCAGACGCGGAGTGTGACCTACATCGACATTATCGCCGAGGGCACCGTAGATGCGGCCGTCACACAAGCGTTGCGAGAGAAAAAAGACGTGAGTGAATTCGTGCGGACGAGCATCAACGACCGAAACGATCGGAACTTGCTAGG